TCATTTTGAGATCACATGAGAAATATAGAAAGATATGGTGAGCTTTTTTTCCGAGAGGTACTGGGTGATCAGCAGCCGTTCTATGTGTCCATTGGCATCTATAGGGATCGGCGTTAAAGCGCCAGAAGCAAACGATTGAAATGCTGCCTCATCCGGAAGATAAAACTGAAATAGGTCAGTGTGGTTTTCAGAGACCATTCGCTCAACTCCTTTCTAGTCAGGGAATCGCATCGAACATAAATTCTTTATTATAGGTAACCCAAATTGAAATAGCAACGCCGAATTTTCATGTTAACTTCAAGCTCACAAAATATATAATTTAGCCACCACTCACCAAAGAAAACCTGCAGAGTTAATGATCAATATACTTGACCGATTTGCTTCGACGTATAAACACGCTTGGCAGTCTTGATGTCTGCGCATCAGTTGTGTAAATGGAATCAAGTGCTATCCAATGTAACAGAATGGGTACGATTGTTGCCATCGAATAAAAACGTAACATAAAACGGATGAACATCTCGCGGACGGAACGATGACATCATGAGAATTGAAAAGTTTAATTTCCGTTGTAATCAACCTCTAACACTTGGTAAATTTACCATTGTTTGCAATGATTTACGTCGCAGGATCGTCTAATGGATGTAACATTACTGAGGATGTGCAGATGACCCAAAACTTTTTCATGTGGAAGATTAAAACCAATAACGATATGCTATACCACAGACCAAGACGAGACTTCGAAACGATGACGTATGCAGGGTTGCGCCTCATGATATGACGCTTAAGGCATGGGAAAAGAGATCCAAAATACGGTAACCGCAGTATATTCGCACATAAATCATGTGTATCCTCATCCAAATGTGTTACGACACGCAGTTGAGATGACGGCGCCTGGCTGTGCTGGGGATAGTGGCCCGGAACATTCGATTACACCCCCTGATCCCACGCTTGCACTGACGTTTGGAGGTGCTTCCGGAAAACTGCGGAAATCTCTCGTGTTGTGTCACTCAGAAGGCATGAATTATCCAGAAATCGCACAGGCGTTGTATTCCCCACTGATCACGGTACGGGGGATGCACCACGCCAAAAAAGCACCTAGAAAGGAGTAGGATACAGAATGAAGCGCGAACGGAGCAGTTTGGATTTCCACAAAGCATTTAAGCCGATACCGACGGAATGCTATCAAGCGCTACTGAATGCTACCCGCTCCGTAAAGGAGGAAAAACAGGTGAAACGTACACCCTTTCTCGCTGTGCTGATCGCGGCAATCCTCATGGTCATTACGATGTCGACAGCGTTTGCTGCCCAACAGGTGGGCTGGGCAGACTTCTTCAGCGGATATCACGGTATCGCAGTACCAAAGGCAGGCGAGGCGATACTGAACGCTACAAAGCCGATCAGCTATGAGGTTGGCCCGATGACCTTCACATATCAACAGCTGCTGGCGGATGGCCGAATCGCCCTGAGCGCAGCCGAAGTGCATACTACGGACGGCATCAAAGCGTTATATGCAAACGACACTGAAATCCTTGACCCAGTGGACGCTGGTGTAGATACCATCAGCAATCTGTATCAGCTCAAGTCAGGCACAACTTGGGTGCAGGCTGCACAACAACTCAAACTGCCTCTGTATGGCGTTCGCGCCTTGATCGAGGTGGATGAAGCCCAGAGCGACGGCGAAGCAATGGTTGACGCCCTGTGGAATGAAGATGGCAGCATTGTGTGCTTCAACATGCCTGCCACCAATCCAAAGACGGTGAAGGATACGCTACCTGTAACCCTGTACATGGCTGTGTATTCGTTTGACCCGGCAACCGGGAATGAACTCAACCATTGGATTCGTCAGGAAAAAGCGGAAATCCCCGTTTCTGGCGTGATCGCTGAAAAGACCTACTCGCCGCAGACGAAAGAGTTGCTCAATGGCATGACGCTTACCAGCGTGCGCGCCGAGCAGTGCGTTACAGGGGTATACCTGTTTGCCAGCCTCACCGCGCCAGACGGCATGGATGAAGACAGTGCGATCAATGCGGCCTACGAACTGACCATCTGCGATAGCAAGGGCAACGAGCTTCCAGGCGGAATCAACCTTTCCGGCTATGCCAGTGTGGATGCGATGCCAACTGTTGTGCGGCAAGACATGGTTTCGTTGGATACATTGCCGGACGAGCTGATCATCACAGATGGAACGGCGAAGATTTCGGCTAAGTAAAGTTGGTAAACAGCGTAAAATGATTGTTCGTATGCGCGCTATTGGTGCGCGTGCGGTTTGCGGATCATCATTGGCTATAGCAAACAAAAAAAACGGAGGAGCTACGCAAAAACACCTTTTGCGCAGCCCCTTCTTACTGTATAGGCTCAACTCGCCATACATACTTTTGCGGTTGATATGCTATAATAATCGTATCAACCAGCAAAGGAGGGGGCGCAGATGACCCGCCAGCGCACGTACCTGTGCATCGACCTGAAAAGCTTCTACGCCTCCGTGGAATGTATGGAGCGCGGGCTGGACCCCATGACCACCAACCTGGTGGTGGCCGATGCCAGCCGCACCGAAAAAACCATCTGCCTTGCCGTGTCCCCTTCGCTGAAAGCCTATGGGATTGCTGGGCGCGCCCGACTTTTTGAAGTGGTGCAGAAGGTACGGGAGGTAAACACGCAGCGCCAGCGGTTGGCGCCGGGGCGCAAGTTTACCGGCGAATCCAGCAGCGACCCAGCACTAAAGAACAATGCGTCGCTTGCGGTCGGCTACATTACCGCGCCGCCGCAGATGGCGCGGTACATGGAAATCAGCGCTCAAATCTATCAAATCTATCTGAAATATATCGCTGCCGAGGACATTCACGTATATTCCATCGACGAAGTGTTTATGGACGTGACCTGCTACCTTGCGCATTACGGGGTAACGGCGCGCGAACTGGCCATGCGCATCATCCACGATGTGCTGCGCAGCACGGGCATCACGGCCACGGCGGGTATCGGCACCAACCTGTATCTGGGCAAGGTGGCGATGGATATCGTGGCCAAGCATGTGGCGGCGGATCAGGATGGCGTGCGCATCGCGGAGCTGGACGAAGCAGCCTATCGGCGCTTGTTGTGGACACATCGGCCGCTGAAGGATTTCTGGCGCATCGGTTACGGTTATGCTAAAAAGTTGGAGCAAATCGGGCTTTTCACCATGGGGGACATCGCGCGGTGTTCGCTTGGCAAGGAAACGGATTACATGAACGCCGAGCGGCTCTACCGGCTGTTTGGGGTCAATGCGGAGCTACTGATCGACCACGCGTGGGGCTGGGAACCTTGCACCATCGCCGAGATTAAAGCCTACAAGCCCCAAAGCAACAGCCTTGGGGCCGGTCAGGTGCTGCACTGCCCCTATGCCTACGACAAGGGCAAGCTGATTGTGCGCGAAATGGCGGAGCTTTTGGCGCTGGACTTGGTCGAGAAAGAGCTTGTGACCGACCAGATGGTGTTAACCGTGGGCTACGATACTGAAAACCTGAGCGACCCTGTGCGCAAACAAGCGTACAAAGGGCCTGTGATAACGGACTATTACGGGCGCTCTGTGCCCAAAGCAGCGCATGGGTCGATCAACCTGGGTGGGTGGACATCCTCCACCCGACGGATCGTCGATGCGGTGATGGCGCTGTATGAACAAATCATAAGCGTTTATGTTCCTTGATCCTGTTTATGTACGTGCACATGGGGTACAGTATGACATCCGACTAGGAACTAAGCCGGTTTGAGAGCTACGTCTGGTAAAGGCATTCAATACGGCAGGAAGCCCGCGGCTTTGAGCTGCGGGCTTCTCTCTGCATATCACTGGGTGGTATACGCTTGCTTTATTTAGTTTCTGAGTTCCTTTCATGATTCGTTTTTTGCGTATAAACACCTTGTCTGCTATAGAAGCAAGCCCATAGCCCCAGCAAAAGATATACTGACACCAAAACTAGAAGCGGTATGTGAACATTGTGCCAAAAATCAGGATAGTAAGGGGTTTGTTTCAAGATAGCCGTTACCATGTTTTTCTTGCAATGTCCGTTCTCTCTGGTGCAGTGCAGACCACCATTATGGTGAAAATAACGAATAATCCTGAAAATAAAGCACTATTTCATAAATACTAAAAACCCCCTGCATCGCTTGATACAAGGGGTTTTGCGTGGCAAAGTAACGATGAATTGATAAAATGCACCGTTCAAGGCTAAAGGGCGGTGCATTTTTAACGATTACTCGTCATGCACACCCCTGTTAGCCTGTTAAGCTAATGGCTTCGGTGGTGCCTGCAAGGCGTGGGTTGGTTTGACGCTTACAGCGTTTAGGTAGCTACAGCCATAATTGGCAAAGTGAAAAGAAGCGGAATAGATCAAGACCCGTCAAGTATCTTCTGAACAGCGTAAGGTTTAGCATACTTGATATAGGCATCGCTCACATAGATTGTGTTAGGACTTTGAGGTTCAACCCACATAGCGGGATAAATCACAAGCTTCATTCTTCTTGACCTCGCGCCTGACACTGTAATCTCTCCATTTAAAGTGATGTCGCATCCGGACTGTTTTAGAATGCTGATTATCGGCCTGATCATTTTACCTTGGGCTTCAGATTCGATGGGGGTTGCTTTAATTCCTTCGACGCCCCATCTTAAAAGCTGAAGTGCAGCAAAGCGGTCAAGTATACCGTGTACATATTGGTTTCTGTAGTGCTTCAGGCATTTTGAACACGCCGAGTCGCAGTCACACGTACTAAGTAATTCTTTCATATCGTCAAGCAGTTCTTTGATGACATCTGCAACGCTAACCGCATAACCTGCACCGCTTGACAAGTCGTGTGCTGGAAAACAGCGTTTGGAACGAAATGCTGATCCTAAGCCACGATCCCGATTTCGCGGGCTTTGCCTATAACGAGCTTGCTAGCCGTGTACAGGTAACCGGCGCTACGCCTTGGGAACGCCCGGTGGATAACCGTTTCTGGCGCGACGCCGATACCGCGCAGATGAAAGCGCTTTTGGACGTACGCTATGTCAGCTTCAGCAGCCGAAACCACGATGTGTGTTTCACCAAAGTTGCGGATGACCGGCGCTTTCACCCGATTCGTGATTACCTTGGCGCACTTCCGCCTTGGGACGGACAACCCCGCGTGGAAACGCTGTTCAGTCGCTGTTTGCAAGCAGACGATACTCCCTATGTTCGCGCGGTCAGCAGAAAAACCTTCGCTGCGGCCGTCGCCCGCATCTACCACCCCGGCGTGAAATTCGACTGCGTTCCCGTATTCGACGGGGCGCAAGGCATCGGCAAGAGCACGCTGTTCAAGGATCTCGTCGGCGATGAGTTCTATTCGGAAACGCTGTCACTGACCGATATGGACGACAAGTCCGGCGCTGAAAAGCTGCAGGGCTTCTGGGTCGTGGAGATCGGCGAACTGGCCGGGATGAAAAAGGCCGATATCGAAAAGGTCAAAGCGTTCCTGTCCACGTCGGATGACAAGTACCGGCCCAGCTACGGCAAGGTGGTCGAAAGCCACCCGCGCCAGTGCATCATCATCGCTACGGTCAACGGCGAGCGCGGATACCTGCGCGACATCACCGGCAACCGACGCTTCTGGGTTGTCAAATGCCATCAGGCGGAGCAGGTGAAACGCTGGAAGTTTACCCCGGAGGAGCGCGATCAGATCTGGGCCGAAGCCAAGCACATCTGGGAAAGCGGTGAAAAGCTCTACCTAGACAGCGACATGATACCCGCCGCCGAGGCTGCCCAGCGGGAAGCCATGGAGATGGATGAGCGCCAGGGTATGGTCGAGGAATACCTGAACACTCCTTTGCCTGAAAACTGGGAGACGATGGATTCTTACCAACGCAGGAGTTTCATCTTCGATAAAAACGACCCCACAAACCCGAAGGGCATCAAAATGCGCACAGAAGTATCGAACGCTGAAATCTGGTGCGAATGCTTGGGTAGGAATATCGCAGATTTGAAGCCTGTTGACAGCTATTCTCTTGCCACTTTGATGACGAAGATCGATGGCTGGGAACGTACCAAGGAGATGAAGCGGCTAGTCCAGTATGGACGGCAGCGGCTTTACCGCCGGACTTGTTCCGATGCGTAAACCATTGCGGTATGCGACTTTGTAGGTAACGCGGCTACAAGTGAACAACTGAGTCCCCTTATATTCAAAATGGTGTCTACATAAAGGGGATAGAGAGCCGTTCCATATCACGCGTAAGGTATATAGGGAAATGGTTGTTCACTTGTGCCGTTGTTCCAGAGAGGAATTTCAGGGATGGAATGCAATGAATTGAGTTTTAATGCGGTTGCCAGGGTGAATCGCATACATAAAAAGGGAATGTTCGGGCTAGTACTTGAGGTGCCTAAGTCCGTTGCCGATTATACAGGCGCTAGGTTTTGGCTTGTCTACGGCAACAGCTGTTTCTATTGCAACACGACGGAAGACGTCGATCGAGTATGTCGTGAACATGGCTGGGACGCCAGGTTCTTCACAGAACGGAGAGCATCCGATGCTTGAAAGAACATTGGAGCGCATACTGGTTCGGGCTGTTAAGGCGATGGGCGGCTTCTCCCCCAAGCTGGTCAGCCCTGGTATGGATGGAATGCCTGACCGCCTTGTCCTGTTCCCCGGCGGGAAATTGGCCTTCGTTGAAATGAAAGCGCCCGGTAGGCAAATGCGACCGCTACAGGTACGGCGGAAAGGACAGCTGGAGGCGCTTGGTTTTCGGGTGTACTGCGTAGACAGGCTGGAACAGATTGGAGGTGTGCTGGATGAAATTCGTTCCTCATGAGTACCAGACCTACGCGACGGATTTCATACTGACCCACCCGACATCCGCTATCCTGCTTGATATGGGTCTAGGGAAGAGTGTTATCACACTGACTGCGCTGTTTGACATGTGTCTGGATCGCTTTGAAATCGGCAAAACATTGATTATCGCGCCTCTGCGGGTGGCGAGGGACACATGGCCGGCAGAAATACAGAAATGGGATCACCTGCAGGGCTTGACCTGCTCCGTTGCAGTCGGCACTGAGGTTGAGCGTAAGGCGGCGCTTCGGCAGAGAGTTGATCTGCACATCATCAACCGGGAAAACGTGCAGTGGCTGGTGGAGGAGAGTGGTGTGCCCTTTGACTACGACATGGTGGTGATCGACGAGCTCTCCTCCTTCAAGTCCTATCAGGCAAAGCGCTTCCGTAGCCTGATGCGGGTGCGCCCTTCGGTCAAGCGCATTGTTGGGCTGACAGGAACCCCGTCCAGCAATGGCCTGATGGATCTCTGGGCGGAATTTCGGCTGCTCGATATGGGCAAGCGGCTGGGACGGTTCATCACCCACTACCGTGATGAGTTCTTCACCCCGGACAAACGTAGCCAGCAGCAGGTTTTCTCCTACAAGCCCAAGTCCGGTGCGGAGGAAGAAATCTACCACCGCATCAGCGATATCACAATTTCGATGCGAAGTATAGATTATCTGAGCATGCCGGAATGCGTCATGAACGAGGTGACGGTTACGCTTTCACCAGCTGAGCGAAAGGTTTACGAACAATTGAAGCGTGACCTCGTGATTGCTCTGAAGGGTGAAGAGATCGACGCAGTAAACGCCGCCGCCCTCTCGGGCAAGCTCTGCCAGATGGCCAACGGCGCCGTATATGGCGATGGCAAAGAAACGATCGGTTTCCATGACCGCAAACTGGATGCCTTGGAGGATCTGATCGAGGCCGCCAATGGCAAACCCCTGTTGATCGCATACTGGTACAAGCACGATCTGGAACGGATCCGGAATCGGTTTACTGTTCAGGAGATCAAAACATCCAAGGATATCACCGATTGGAACGCCGGAAAGATTGCGGTGGCTGTCATTCACCCGGCATCCGCCGGGCACGGGCTGAACCTCCAAGCAGGTGGCTCCACACTTGTCTGGTTTGGGCTGACATGGAGCTTGGAGCTATACCAGCAAACCAACGCTCGCCTTTGGCGGCAAGGCCAGACAGCGGATACGGTGGTAATCCACCACATCATCACGAAGGGCAGCATCGACGAACAGATCATGGCTGCCCTTGGCAGGAAGGATAAAACACAATCCGCGCTGATCGACGCGGTCAGAGCAAATCTATGACAATCTTAGGAGTCAAATACTGCCAATCCGAGTGGATCAAGAGATCGGAGGGCATGTCCATGAACACCCAAGGCGTAAAGGCGGGCGATACGCAAGCCCGCGATTTCCTGAACCGGGTACACCGCATGGATCGATCACTAAGGTGGAAAAAAGAACAGATTGTAGCGCTTCGAGAAATGGCCACCAGCGCCACATCACGGATGAGCGATATGCCTCGGAGCGATTCCCCCAACCTGCAACGGATGGAAATGCTGGTCTGCAAGATCACCGATCTTGAGCGCGAAGTGGAAGGTGATTGCGTTGAGCTTGAAGCCACCCGCATTGACACCGCGCTCGCAATCCTGAATCTCCCAAATGTGCAGCATCAGCAGCTGCTCACGGAACGCTATCTGTTAAGCCGGAGCTGGCAAGACATTACAGGTGCCATGGGCTACAGCATGAGCCATGTATTCCGTTTACACGAGGATGCGCTTTGTAGTATGCAAGCACTGCTGACGAAAGAAGGGATCCGTCCATGAGTTTATCGGAAGCCAGGAAAGATGGCGTTCGGGTCGCCACCCAAAACGGTCGCACCGTCTATTACCCAAGATGCCAGTTCTGCGGCGCCGAAGTACGTTCGCTAAACTACATCTCCAGTAATCGCTACACCTGCGATGCCTGTCGCCCTTACAAAGCGCTGTTCCAGAAAACAGGGCTGCGGATTTGACCCACATGGAGCGCCATATGCTGTGGCGCTCCCTTTTTATACTCGCCCGAAAAAGATTGATAGTAAATGAGAGTCAATGAGAGTAAATGAGAGTTGAAAAGAGTTGGGAAATGCGCATAGTATGTAGTGGGACAGTAGAGCGGGCGGAAAACCCGCTCTTTTCTATGCCCACGGAGGTGACCCGCGTGCCCAACAGACCCAAGCGTCCCTGCTCCCACACTGGCTGTCCAAGGCTTACCAACGGTCGCTTCTGCGAGGAGCACGCCAAACAGGAAGTCCAGCGTTACGAACGCTACCAGCGTGACCCTGCCATGAAGAAGCGCTACGGCAAGGCGTGGCAGCGTGTGCGCGACCGCTTCATCGCTGCCCACCCGTTGTGCCAGCGGTGCCATGAGCGCGGCAAGATCACCCCAGCGCAGGAGGTGCATCACATCGCCCCGCTGTCCCAAGGCGGCACGCACGATGAAACGAACCTCATGGCGCTCTGCACATCTTGCCACTCCGAAATCACCGCCAGAGAGGGCGGTCGCTGGGGTTAGGGGGGTATTTTACCTCTACGACTATTTGTTCGCCGAACGGCCTGGGGGTCACGCACAGAAAAACTACGATTCAAACGGGGGATAAACCCAAGCGGGAAAGGGGGTACAGCGCATGGCCAAGGATGGCACCAACCGGGGCGGCCGACGTGTGCGCGCTGGCGACAAGCCCACGCCGCTCGCAGACAAAATCACGGCAGGCAAGGCTGCTAAGGTGCTGGAAGCGCCTGCCCTCAAGCCCGAGACCGCGCTGACTGGAACGCTGCTCCCTTCGCCCGCTGTCCTAACCGGTACAGATATGCCGGAACCGAGCGAATACCTCCGCGCCAATCAGAAGGACGGTAAACCGCTCGGCGCGGATACGCTGTTCATCGAAACCTGGCGCTGGCTCAAAGAGCGCGCCTGTGACCAGTTTATCAGCCCCCGGCTCGTGGAAGCCTATGCGCAGGCGTTTGCCCGCTACATCCAGTGCGAGGAAGCCATCAGCGCCTATGGCTTGCTAGGCAGGCACCCCACGACAGGCGGCGCGATCGCCAGCCCGTTTGTTAACATGAGCCAGTCTTTTCAGAAGCAGGCAAACCTGCTCTGGTACGAGATTTTCGACGTGGTCAAGCAAAACTGCACCACAGCCTTTGCGGGCAACCCGCAGGACGATATCATGGAAGCCCTCCTGTCGGGCAGAAAGGGGAAACGATGAACACCACAGAGCGTTTTGAAAAGGTCAGCATTGACAGACTGATCCCGTATGCCCGCAATGCCCGCACCCACAGCAAGGAGCAGATTAAGCAGCTGCGCGCCAGCCTTCGGGAATTCGGTTTTGTAAACCCGTGCATAATCGACAAGGACTACAACATCATCGCTGGGCACGGGCGCGTCATGGCGGCCAAGGAGGAAGGGATCGAATTCGTCCCCTGCGTTTTTGCCGAGCACCTGACCGACGCACAGAAGCGCGCCTACATCCTTGCCGACAACCGTCTGGCGCTCAACGCCGGTTGGGATGATGAAATGCTTAGCGTGGAGCTGTCCGACCTACAAGCTAACGCCTTTGACCTCTCCCTGCTGGGTTTCAGCGATGCAGAGATGAATAAACTCATG